GGCGCTTTCTTGTTATGGACAATTGCCAAGCAATGCAACTCAAGCCTAACCCTTGATGAGATAACTGACGGTGTTGAGCGCGTAGGCTGGAGGCAAGCAGAGATTGATAGCGAATATGCCAAGCCATACACATTGATACTATATGAGATAACACACCAAATTGATGAGCTTTACGAGAAGGAAGCAAAGCAAGCAAAAAAGGATTTATGCCCTTAATTGGTAGGGCTAGATTGAAGAAAGGAGAGGTTGAGGATTTTGATTTTTATGCTTTTTGGAAGGCATTAATAGAAAAAGGCGTTAGTCCTTCTGAAGCTTGGAATATGGATTTTTTGGAAACCTCATTGTTATTGGATATAGAGCCTAGCAGGGCTGATTTTACACTTGCTTTGTACCACCAAAGAAAAGCTAACGGGGCTGTCGGTAAATGTCTACAGAACAATTAATAATAGAGCTTGATGCTAAAACAGCAAAACTTGACGCGAAACTGAGAAAGGTTGAAGTTGGCCTTGATGGTGTAGAGGGTCAAGCTAAAAAGACCGAAAGCTCATTATCAAGCATGGGTAAGGCTGGCGTTGCTGCGGCTGGCGCTCTTGCCGTTGCCTTTGGCGCAGTCGCTAGGCAGTCGGCTATATACGCTAAAGAATTACTTGTAGCATCACAGAGAAGCAACGAAACCGTTGAAAACATGCAAGCTCAAGCTTATGCAGCAAATACAGTGGGCATATCACTAGAAAAGCTCGGCGATATAGGAAAGGATACCCAAGAAAAAATCGGAGAGTTCTTAGCTACTGGGGGCGGCGGGTTTCAGGACTTCGCAGATGTTATGGGGCTGACTGCTGGCCAAGCAAGAGACACAGCAAAAAGCCTTGAGGGGCTATCATCAAACCAAGTATTGCAGACACTGGTTGACCAAATGGAAAGGGGTGGCATAACGGGGCAACAAATGTCATTTGCCTTGGAGGGGCTAGCTAGCGATACAACAGATTTATTGCCACTACTAAGAGACAACGGCTCAGCGATGCGCTTTCTGTCCGATGAGTTTTTCAATATAGAGCAGACATTAACTGAATTAGATTTAAAGAAGCTTACAAATGTTGGCCTGGCATTTAATGAGCTTGGAGCCTCGGCAACTAACGCAGGCGCTAAAGTATCAGCTGAATTTAGCGAAGAAATAATAACAGCAACGGCCTTAATAGCTAACTTAATAAACGTAAGCTCGAAAGTCTTCATCCTGCTTGGTAAGCAGTTTACAGGTGTTGGGGATATTTTAGGATCTGCTATATTTGACTTGGTTAATGATGCTAATACATTACCGGCAACACTTGAAAAAGTAGGCACTGACATAGCCTCAAGAATGGTTGATTTATTCGGTGAGGATAGCCCGATATTGGACGCGCTCGGCTTAGATCCCGAGGAAGTCGCAAGAAGAATGGAGGCTATAACTGGGGTTATAGAGGGAGGACTAAAAGAAGTCAAAGGAATGACTGTTACTTCTGGTAAGGGCGAAACCGCAGCGGATAAAAAGAAGTACATAGAAAAGGTCAACGGCGCTCAGGCATCATTTGCAGCGGTAAGTAAAATTAATGAAGCATTCCTTGAAGATAACAAGGCAATAAACGCTGGATTGATAGTTGCTGATACTGCAACAGGTATAATGAAGACAGTCGCCCAATTAGGGATGCCGATGGCGATCCCCTACGTTGCATTAACAGCGGCAACTGGTCTTGCTCAATTGGCAAACCTAGGCAGCGCTAGCAAGGGCGGCGGTAGTATGTCCGGAGCCTCAGCGTCAGCGCCATCAGCTCCAGAAGTATACACACCGGAAACATCAACCCTAGCTCTGGATTTTAGAAGCGAAGACTCGCAAACGTCTAATGTTATTAGGTTTGATACTGAGACAGGCGATCAGTTATTGGATGCTTTAATGGGTGCGCTTAATAACGGTATAAGGAACGGCAGAGGATGAGATTAAGTACATCAAATATATTGCTAGGTGTTACGCCAACTATTTCGATTGGAGGCTCTAGCGATGATCCTGCCAATATAACCGATCCTGATTTCTCAACGTCATACGCTGGAACAGACAATAATAATTTAGTTTTTGATTTTGGCTCAACTACTTCTATTAACTATGTCGCGGTAGCTGGTATTAATATAGAAGGGCTAAAAGATTATTCTAGTTATGTTCAGGTTATTAATGTAAATACAGTTGTAACAACAAACTTTGTTATCCGCAATAATTGCGTAATGCTTACCTTTGAATCAACATCATTTACCAATCTAAGGGTTAGATTAAACAATCCGATAGGGAACCTATTACCTATGGCTAGGTTTATCGCCGCAGGTAATTATTTGCAGGCTCCAAACGGAGGCGAGCAAGCAGGATATATACGTCAGTTTTTATCAAGAAATAAAACAACAAAGAGTACGCTTAACAGCCTTGCAGCTCCAGTGTCGGTTTTGACAAAAAAGCAAACAGCAAACGCAACATTGTCGTTACCAAACATGACAAAAGAATTTAGCGAAGGGGACTGGCAAGCATTTTTAGACTTCAGTAATGACAATTACTTTTTTATATCTGAGGAGGATACAGACTTAGCTGCTGACTTCACGCAAAATTCAAGCGCATACCTTTGCTTTGAAGTAACTAACGCAAAAACATCTGCCAACGCACAAACTAGAAGCCTTAATGATGTGGCTATTAACTTTAAGGTGTTTAACGGACTATGAGTACATTTGAGCAATCGCGCACATTATTTAATCAGACGCATTTCACAATTATTGAGATTGACTTACCGAGCGTTACTGGTGAATGCACTATAAGCGGAGGGCCTGGATATGGAACCCCGTTAACTTGTGATCAGCCAAGTGATGGAATTACAACGTACAGCTTTACACAGGTAGACGCGCCATTGCTCCCAGTCAGTGGAATTTTACGGTTAGTTACTTCTATAAATGAAACGCCAGCAAAACTAAACTCTGGACGTGGATTGTCTAGCCGTGGCACAGGCTCAATAAGACTTACAGATGTAACAGGCAAAGATCCAAACCCTAACGCGCCAGCGGTAACTGACACAATCAAGAATCAGGGCGGTTACTTGGCAAAGCTATTTGCCAGAAATGAGCTTTCAAATAAAGACTTGAGAATTAAAAACTACAGGTTAGAGGTTGACGGAACAATTGACCTAGAGAACGGCGCACAGGTTAGGCACTATATAATTGAGTCTATAAGCGCTAGCAAGTCAGGCGGTTATGCTATTAACTTTAAGGATGAGCTTTCAAGAGTTAATATTGATGAGACTGTATGGCCGTTAGCTAATAATGGGTATTTAATAAGCGACATTACAGATATACAAACAACGTTTAATGTTGATCCAAACCTAGATTATGCAGTAGGCAAAACTGTAAGGACTGGCGATGAGTTTATGAAGATAACCGGAGTGTCAAATATTGGCACGGGTTCGGCTTCGATAACGGTACAGTCAAGAGGTACACCAATTATCTATACTAGTGAACTTACTAGAACTGTAAAAAGCGATCACTCATTAGGTGATGAGTTGTTTTTGTGTGAAGTGTCAGACAATGAGTCTATTGATATATTGCTTGAAAGAATACTTACAGACATAGGTATAAATACTGACTACATAGACTCGGCCACATGGGCCGCAGAAATATTGCTTTGGCATCCCTCAACTAAAATAAACACAATATGGATTGAATCCCTAGATACTTTTGAGGTGTTAGAGCGCATATTAACTGACTATATGATTGACATGTGGTTTTGCCCAGTAGCTAGACAGATTAAAATATCTGCTGTAAGTGCGTGGCAAGAATCAACAGCCTCACTTGAGGAGGGTGACCAAATCGATTTTGAAAGCGTATCTAGCAAGAAAGAAGAAACCTTAAGATCTACAAGGGCGCTTGCTATATATGATAAAAAGAATCTTGGCACATCTGACAGCATAGAAAACTTCAGCAAAGCAGCGCTGTATGCGAGGCTAGAGCTAGAATCATCTGATTTATTTGGCGAGGCAAAAACAAAGAAATTTGAAATGTCGTCATTGCTTGATAAAGATGCCGCAGATCTTTTAGTTAATAGATGGGTAAGCAGGTATTCAAACCCTAAAAGCTACACATGGACAACTCAAGAAAGAAAGTTATCGTTTGCAACTGGCCAGGTTGTAGACGTTAAAGATTTAACCAATGTTGGGTTTGACGGTATACCAGCTTCAAATACTAGAGCACAAGTTACATCTGTAAGGCCAAACTATAGAGGCGAAGGAAGAAGCTATACTATATCGGCACTATCTTATGAGCCTTTATTTATAACTGGCTCAGAGATAATTATCAGCGGTAATGCTAACGATATAAATCTTTACAATCAATATGCCGGAGCACCCTCTGGAGTTGTCGAGCTAACGTTTATATTTGACGGCGCAACAATTGGCAGTAATGGTTACGCCATACCAGCAATAAGAGCGGGCGCGTTTGCTCCAGGAAGTAAAATAATATTGATACTAGCAAACGGCGCGGACCTTCAAGCGGCAGGCGGCAAAGGCGGTAATGGTGGCGGGGGCACTTATGAATTTGAGATAGGATCATGGGTGCAAGATTATCCATCAGACGGGATACAGGGCGGCATTGTTTATGATGCTGAAGGAATAGACACTGACATTTATTTCACTGGTGCAACACCTAGCGCGGCATTTCCTGCTGCAGATGGCTACCTAAGAGCGCCAAGCGGCGGCGATGGTGGATTTACAGCAACGCTTGGGACAACACCTAATAGCGGAGCTGCTGGCAATGGTGGCAATGGTGGCAATGGCCGAACGGTTGGAGCTGGTGGCGCTGGTGGTATTGTTTATGGTGGACCATATGGCAATACTGCAGAGACTGGGAGCTATGGTATAAGTGACATTCCTCTCGGCTCTGCTGGCGCAAACAATAACGCAATTGGCGGCGCTGCAGGTTCAGGTGTTAGAGATTCAGGCGCTACAGTTGTATTTTTTGGTGAAGACTCTGCGCGATATATAAATGGCAACGGCGATCATGTATAATATTAAAAATTTAAGGGGGCTTTAATGGCTTGCGTACAATTTGCAGACACTTGCTTTACAGCGGGCGACACAATAACGCTCGACTGGCAATATACAACAGATGAGGGTGTAGCAATAGACCTAACAGGCGCTACGGCTCAAATGCAATTGCTTGATGCGATTACGGACGTTGCACAGGTTATCGACATGACTGGCGGGATAGTTAACGCTGCAAATGGTAGCGGAACATTCTCACTTACAAAGATTGAGAGTCAGAGCTTATTGCCTATCACCGAGGGTGGAGCATCAAGCAGAAAATTAGTTTCAAAGGTTCGCATTGAATTTGCAGATACCACAACAAAAAGCGTTGCTGGCGTAAATATGACAATTGAACAGAGCGGCATCAGATGAGTATATTTACAATATACAAAGGAAAAAAAGGATTGGCAGGGGCTGATGGTCTTCACGGCTTAGGCATTGCAGATATTGATGCAGAGCCAGTAGAGAATCCATTGCTTCAAGTGTTATTCAATAATAGCTTATCAGTTAGCGCAGAGATTACAGCGTCAAGAAACTCTGAGGGAGCATACGTTAATAGATACGGCGTTAGAACATTCGCAAGAGCGCCAAGCGTTACAAATTTTTTAGCCTATTCTAATGATTTTTCTCAATGGCTTGACCCATTTACTAGATGGACTTTGATCGGCGCAACTACTGATCCTTTTGGCGGTAATGATGCAACAGAAATAAACCTAGATGTTGATACAGATGTACTTGCTGGGTCTGGTCAGGTTTTGACTGGCAATTTTGCAGATAATGTTCCAATTGGTACAGAGGTTACAACCTCTTTTTATATTAAAGTTATCAGCGGTGATGTTAGCGGTTTAGATTTTCAGCTTGTACCATCAGGAATTAAGCGCGTATGTGTTGCGCCAACTACAGAATGGCAAAGAATATCGTACCCTACCTGCTACGGTTTTGAAACAACTAGCATTAACCTAAACCCTAGGGGCAAAACTGGTGCACGTATCGCTGTATATGCGGCGCAAATTGAAAACGGCTCAACCGCTTATGATATTATAGAAACTCAAGCAGAGTCTAAAACAATCACTTTTGAAGATTACCAGATCAGACAAAGCGAAAAAGGCGCATTGCTAGAGGATCAAAAAACAAATCTTATTCATTACAGTAATGATTTGTCAGGTTGGACGCAAACAAATTGCACAATAACTCAATTACAAGATGCGGACCCGTTTGGCAATAGATCGCAAAACCTTTTGATTGTTTATGGCTCGCTTGCCAACTGCAGCATTGAAACAACAACAGAGGCGTTAGTTACTGGCATTGAGTACAACGTATCGTTTTATGCATACTTAACTGGTGGATCACTAGAGTCTTTAAGTGTTGAGATTGGTGGAGGCGCGGCGGCTTCCTTAGCAATACCACCAGTAACAGGCTTTCAGAGGTTCAGCGTAAAAGTAACGGCTGGGTCAGGCGATACTTTGAAATTTAACCTGTCATCACCATCTATAACCGCCAAGCTTGCTATAAGCTCGATTCAGATTGAGCCTGATGACTTAACAAGTTACATACCTTCATGTGGTGAGGGTTCGGGAGAGCGTGACAGCGATGTATTTAACTTTGATTATGCTTACAATTTCCCAGCGCCTAACCTACCATTTACTTTATCATATAAAATATTTGAGTTGCCTACCGGTTCAACTAAAAAATATGTATTCAGTAATGGGTTAACAACTACAGATGAATTTTCGCTTTACTATGAGAATGAATTTTTAGTGATGAATAACGGCGGGAACTTGGCAAGCGTTGACATGATAGAGTATAACCAAGTAGGGCTTGTTTATGATGGTGTAAACTTAAAGTTTTACGGCGAGAGGGTGTTAGTTGATACCATTGCCCTTTCAAGTACAAGCACGTTAGGCACTAAAGTTTATATCGGCTATAATGGTACAAGCAACCATATAAACGCATACTTATCAAACGTGCTAGCGTACAACACAGCGTTAAGTCATAACAACATGCTTTATTTACAAGGGTTATAAAATGCCAGTTTCAGCGATAGATACACCAACAACAGTTACAGTAAGTCAGGGCGGCGCTGGAGGCGAGCGCGGCGCTGACGGGATAAACGGCGCAGGATTTAGCGCGGTTAG